TAATCCACTTAATGCAACCATATCTGCATTTCTTGTAACTGCTAATCCACTTAATGCAACCATATCTGCATTTCTTGTAACTGCTAATCCACTTATTGCAACCGTATCAAGTTTTATATTAGGGTCTGTAACATACATTGCGTTACTACCTGCAATTGCTAAACTTCCAACTCCTACTGCTGCTCTTGTGTCTGTTAATCCATCTTTAATTTCAACTGCTCCTATCTCAACGTCTCCGCCAGAAAGAACAAGTTGTGTATCTGTTTTTAATCTTCCATATTCATCAAATGTAAAAGGTGTTACTGCTCCAGAAGCGAACGCAAATGCATCTGCCCCACTTAAAACCATTCCTCCTACAACATGAACCATAGGATGTGTTAATTCATGAGCACTTCCTGTTTGTCCGTAAGAATAATTTTCTCTATTTGATTTGTAATAACCAGATTCAGCTCCGCTTTTCTGATAGAAATTTGTGTCTTGTGGTAATGCCATATTCATATCCTCCATTTATTGATCGCTGGTTTAATTGCGATAGTTATTTTATTATTCATATATTTAAATACTTTTTTACTTTATTATATAATATTCCTAAGATAAAAGGAAAGAAGCAAAACCTTTTATCTTAGGGTAAACATTAAAGTTCTATGTATTCTTCATGATCTACTATTCTAGTAGTATCTGCATCATTACCACGACGTGTTGTATTTCCTTCATCTTCACCGACTACTCATGCAGCAGGACTTGCTCCATCAGCAATACCTCTATAATTCCATCCTGGTCCACTTAAATGAAGCATGTCGTCATATCCTAAGACAGCATTCCCAGGATTACAATCATGAACGTAATCTCCAATTCCTGGCATTACATTATAAAATAAATTACAATGTGGACAACGCTTAAGCACTTTTTAACATCTCCTCTATCTTTTTTTCTTTTTCTTCTTCTTGTTTTCTTGTAATTTTCATCACACAGTCTCCACAATAAAAATATCTTCCCAAAACCATATGTGCTGGATTTCCACATCCTTTACATGGAGGTCGCTCCTTCATTTCTTCCATTTATTTCACCCATATGCTATAATCTTGCACATTCACTTGAACATACCCGACACTGAAATTAACAAACCCATCTTCGGATTCCTTAACTAAATAAAGTCTAGCTCCTAACCAAAACCGCCACCCACCTTCAAAGGTATGATCAAAAACACTATTAGGAAATGCACTTGCTACAATATGTTGATGTCCTTCATCGTCTTTAGCAATCAAAGTAACAATACCATCTGAATGATTGCACATGATAATATCTCGTAGTAACCAACCTGAAAATTCTAATATTTCTTTCTCTCCAGGGTCGGTAACTTGTGCTGTTCTTATTTCCGTTTGTATTGTAAATATATCGTCGCTCATTTTAATTGTCTCTCTTCTATTTTAGCTCCTGCTCCAACTCTTAAATATAATAATCCAGATAAATCATCATTAATTGTAAGTGTCATCTTATCATCATCTTTTGCTTTAAGTACAACTTCTTCAGAAAGTTGCACATTCAATGACAACCAAGTATTAGTAGCATCTCCACCTGAACCAGATATAATTGCATTACTTAATGACATAAAATCTACAAATTTATTAATATTAAAAGCACTTGAAGTTACTCCATCTGATATTCTTTTAAAATCAATACCTGATGTTAATGATACCCCAATTAATGTATCATAAGGAATATTTGGCATTGTTGCATTTGCTAATGTACTATCAAAAGTATTAGCAACAACTATTTGAAAGCTTTTAACAAGTAACCAATTACCCTTATTTGGCTTTAATGTGAATACAATAGGCACTCCTGTTTCTTCAAGACTTGCATCAGTAACATCTAAACTCCATTTATTTCCAGAAACAGAAGTAAGTGTTATATCATTAATACCGTCTATTTGACTTCCAGTTTGATATCCTTGAATTACTGGCATCGTTACTCCCTCACATGGGGAGCATATGAGCAATTATGAGTTACAAAACCTTTAGCAATAAAACTTTCATCTTTTTCAATAGATAAATTATAAACACTTCTTGGTCTTTTAACTTTCCATCTCTCTATATCTGTTATTTCTAAAGATGTAAATTTATACTCTCCGGAATGATTTTTCAATATACGCTCTGTTTGCTCCTTGACTAGATGAGAATTATCTTCATTAAATCTTAATAAAATCCAACCTTCATTAGTTATAGCGACTTCCCTTTTTTCATCAGCTAATTTATCTTGATGCCAATACTTACCGTCATATTCAAAGCCTATTTTTAAATTAGGAATAGCAACATCAATAAATTTCATCCCATCCTTAGTTCTTAATGGATGTTCTAATACTGCATCTTTATTTATATCTAATATAGTTGCATACATTTCCTTTTGAGGTTTAGATATAAATCCTTTCTGCGCCATCAATACATTAGGATGTTTTTCAGGATTATCCATCCAATATTGTTTCATTTTTTTACTTACTTCTTTTTTTCTTTCATCTGTTCTTCTATGGACAGGGTTATTTTTACCCATCCTTTCTTTTGATAATTTCATTAAACTAGGATTAGTATATTTTGTTAATCCTTTAGACCATGCCCCATTTTCTTCTAAATATTTTTTTAATGGATGTATTCCTTTATCCCATAATTTTTGACCTGCTTCTCTTGCCTTTATTCCAATAGCATATTTATCCCTAACACCTGAAGCATACTCTCTTTTCATTTGTTTAGATGCTTTGTCACTTCTTACAGTATGTTGATATTCATCTTTATATTGAATTCTAACTGTATATTTATTTGAACAGGTTAAAGAACAAAATTCACTTTGAACTCCCTTACTAAAGAATGGGAAAATCTTGCCACATTCTTTACATACCTCACCCATCATAATTAAATTATCTTTCTTCTTTAATTTACTGGCTTCTTTCCAACCTTTATCAGTTAAGAAAGGATGCTCTGGAGTAACAGTTATAGGATATTTTTTATTTACTCCTTTTTGTTTTGAATACTCAACTGTGATCTTAATTAAATCTTCGTTATATTTCCTTGTTCTAATAGTTTCTTTGACTTTTCTAAATTTACCTTTATGAGATAATACTAAATCACCTTTCTTTATATCTCCTAATTGTTCCCAACCTTTTGAAGTATAAACTCCAATTTGTTTATCAGGGAAACATCTGCACATTGTGTGAATGGGAAGTTGTGGTTCTGTTCCTATTTCATATATCGTTCCATTCAAATTTTCACAAATCGGGCATGTTCTACTCGAAAGTGCCGATACGTGCCTAATCTCATTTATGCCACCTTTTTTATAATTCTCAATTGCTCCTTTATTACTTAAACGAATTACCTCAGATCGTGCTACCATTATAGGTCGGTATTTTGCACTGACTGCAAGTCGCTGAGTTCCGTTCTTGTTTAATTGTATCTTACCGTCTTTCATAGCTAACCGATCTTTAAATTCGATCCGTTTCTTTAATTCTTTTGCTATATCAGCAACACTTTTATTCTTTAAAAATCCATCATACATAACTGACCTTAATTTATCCACTTCACCGACATTAAGCATACCAGCTTTAAGTTCTGTTTTTGTTACTCCTCGTATATCTGAAAACTTATCAATATTAACTGCTGCTAAAACATCCTCCTCATATTCACTATAATTGAAACCTACAAACTCTCTAAGTTCCATATTGTCCAATGTTTCCATATCTGTTACAGTAAGTTCTTCTGTATGACAACAAACCGATTCCTGATCTTTTTTAGGTGTGGGGGTCTTTACACCTTTAGAATTAGAACCAGGAACGATAGGTTGCTTCTGATCTTCCTCTTCTTTTCTTTCTTTCTCACTCATAACAATCTCTTCTAGATTTATTCCCATTAATTCAGCGAATTGCATTTGTAATTTATCTAATAATTTAGGATTAATATAAGGATTTTTCAACATCTCAATTATAACTTTAGCTTTACTATCTTTCTGCTCTTGGGATGGTAATCCCCATTCTACTTCTACATGCTCATCAATACCATTTGCAATTAGAACTGGAGTGAATATTTGATTCTCAATAACCTTCTCAGAATGTTCTCTTAAACTTATGATACGCAATTCAAAAGTGTCCATTTGAATCTTAGCTAATCCTTCAGGCACAGAAGCCTTACCCATTATCACACTTGGAATTTGAACCGCTGAATATAACATCTCAGTATCATTATCAATTATAAACTGAAACTTATCGCCTATGTTACCAAAGTCTAATGTGGTAGGTTTCCAGAAATCAGTTATCGCCCATTCGTGTTTGTTATTCAACCATTCAAATTGATTTCCCATATTATCAATTTCTGTCTTGCTTGGATATTCTCCACGACCATTATTAGCAGTCTTATCACCACCGATAAAAATTATAGGATTATTAGCTTTACGTTTCATTATAGTATGCATTTCTTTATTGCTACCGATAACATTATCAATGAAAGTCATTACAGGATTTATTATACCTAATCCATAAAACTCATCACCATAAACATTAATATTAAGTGCTGCGATTTCATTAGGCTCAAATCTTTCGATCTCTTTACTATTAAAATTTGATATATCTTTAACATATTGATTGAATCCATTCACAATACCTTTTTCATCACGATCAACATATATAGAATGAGACTTTAAAACTTTCATACCATCAATACCACCATTAACATCATAACTTAACTCCATCGGACTAAATCCTAACATAAATGCTTGTCTTAACCAAATCCTTGCATTAGAATCAAAATCATAATCACGCATAAACTCTTCAATGATCGCTACAGCTCGTTCATCTTCAGCTTTAACAACTATGCCACCACTCATCATGAAGTCTACATGTTTATCAATAATCGCACTTAGAATTCCATACCTCTTAACTAATGCTTCTGTATTTAGATAATCGAACGGATGCTCTTCTCCTAAGTCTTTAGGAAAATGAACTCTCTGTACATCTACAACTCCTTTCAAAACTTCTTTAATATATGAAGTTGTATTACCTATTGCCGTTCGAATACCAGTGACATTACTCTCACTGTTCTTTTTACCAAAATTGAATAAACTCATGATTGGAATAAAAAGAAATTACATTACAGCCATTTATATATTTTTTTACTTTATTATATAATTAACCTACATATGATCTATTCGTTTCTTTACTTGGTGCATGAATTAAAGAATAAAGCGTTAAAATTGCACCATCTGCATGATCAGGACTCACTAATCCTCTGTTTTTCATCTCTTCTTTTCGCTCAAGCATATTCTTACCTGTGCTGTTTAACTTGTATCTTCGTGTTGATAACTGAGCTATAAGATCTTCATCTGCTTCAATACTACCCTCTTTCAACCATTGTTTCATAAAGAACCACATCTCTGTTCCGATGTTGACATATATGCTTGGTGAAAATGCTCTACTACCATTATTGACTCCGTTGATCGTTGCATTAATCTCTCCTGTATCACACAACTCTTTAAGTCTATCTGTTACTCCACCACCAACACCAGAATCATCAACATTAACATAAACTGTTTTAGTTGTGTGATACTTCTTAACTGCATAAGCTACCTGTCCAGCAACATACATTGTATCACGTTTTCTTAAAACAGCCTCTTTAGTTATCACATTCCCGATCCGTTTATAGATCGTTGTTGAATCATCTCCGAATCTTGCAACATCAACTCCGATCTCTACAACTTCATATGATCCAGTGAACTCGTTACTTCGCATTGCTGCCTTTTCTGCTATATCTAAACTGATTAATGTATCTGATTCAGCTCTTGGAAATTCTCCTAATACTCTAACTCTGTAAACATCACTGTCCTCACCGTATTTAGCTGCTAATTTCAGACCATAGTTAGGATCTGCAATATCTGGACGTTCTGCTGCTGTGTCTAAAGTACTCAATGTGAAACATTCGTAAAACGCTCTCTTAGAATGAAACGCATCATAGAACCCACCACTTAATTGTGTTGGATTACCTAACATGATATAGATACTACCTTGCTGAGTTTGTGATCCTTCAATTACTTCATGTATCTCAACTGGTACTCCTGAAGCTTCATCTGCAATGAACATTAAATTCTCTGCATGGAATCCTTGCAATCCTTCAGGTTTGTTAGTTGTTCGTGCAACAGAAAACCAAGTATTAGGATGTTTCTTATTATAGAACTTAGTCGCTGTCCATTCGAACATATCTTTGAATACGCTTTTATTCATCCATTTTTTCAACTCTGACCATAACACATCGTATAACTGATGCTGTGTTGGTGCAGTGCATGGAACTTTAGGATGATGGGTGGTTGACATGAACCAATGAATGATCCATGCAGCCAAACACGTCTTACCCTACACCATGTCCTGACTTTATTGCAATACCTTTTCTGTTTTCAATTGCACCAGGAATAGATTTAAGTATTGCCTCTTGCTGAGAGGATGGTTTAGCTTTTAGAATATCAACTACATACTCATATGGATGAGTTTTATAATACAGTAATAACTTTAATATTTTGGGGTTGTACTCTACCATTTTTTACATTTATCACAAACTTTACTTCTTCGATAAGTGGTTCTATAATAGCTAAAGACAACGATAGCAATGTCTCACATAAGACTTAAATCTATATTGTCCTTTCCAATCTCCTATTCTATATGCCATTTGTATCACCTGTAATTATAAAATCCGGAGGAGGATTTCCACCTCGATTCTCATGTCCTCTCATATTTCCATTATGGATAACGATAACTTCCGAGACTACTCCAGCAATATTAAAAAAGGGAAATATCCCTATTTTATACTGTAACAAAAGACCAAAAGAGTAACAATAACAATAATGTTCCCAAACTTAATATTGAACCGATTATTCCTGTTACTAATCCAGTTGTTGCTAATCCATTAGGACTAAATTTCTTTATTTGTACTCCATAAAATACTATTGCTACTGCACCTAATGGTAAACTAAAATATGGCATTAAAAAGATTAATACACTTAATATTCCACATACCATTGAAGCTATTCCAAATACATTACTTTCTTTTTTCATTTTTATTCCTCCATATTCATATAATCCACTTTCAAAAGTGAATAATGATCTTCTGTTCTATAATATAAATCCTTATTGACGACTGCAAAAAACTGACTATCGAAGCCATAAGGTATGAACTTATCAATCTTTAATGGGATATTGCTTCTTGATATTATTTCCTCAATCATTGTGTCAGCATCCTTGTTTAATTGCCATGTATATAAAGAAAAATGCAAGCAATAAAAAAAATAACGAAACAAAGAAACTATACTTATCAGTTCTTTCATCACCATTCTTTGCTAGATGAATAACTAATGTAATCATTCCATATACTAATAATCCCATAAACCACCATTTCATATAATCCACTTCCTTATCTTTATACCTATGATATATCCTATAATAAGTGGCAGGAATATCCAAGATATTATACATTCTCGTAATGTAAATTTTTCAATACTTTGTATTGATATTATAAAACTCATTCGATCACCATCCCATCAATTATTTTAATAACCAAAGTCATCGCCAGAACCAGAACCATGACCAGAACCACAACCATAGCCAGAACCATAGCCATCACCATCACCATTACCAGAGCCAGAGCCATGACCATCGCCATCACCATCGCCATCACCATTACCAGAGCCATGACCATGACCATAGCTATCACCATAACCATAACCATCGCCATAGCCAGAGCCAGAGCCAGAGCCAGAACCAGAGCCAGAGCCATCGCCAGAGCCAGAGCCAGAACCAGA